GCAAGGCTCGCGGCTACACCCGATTCGAAACCATGCGCACCGTGCTCTTCCTCATCGCCGGCAAACTCGACTTCGCTCGGTTCAACCCTCATGCCGCATAACCCACTCGAAATTCAAAAGAGCCAAAAAAATCAACATCGAGGCCGGCATCGAACGTCAGGCCCGCAGCTTCGAGCTGGAAGTCACCGACCGCTGGCCGGGGCAGCCAACTTCTGCCGCCTTTCTCTCGCGAAGCATCCGTCCATTTGACGCGGCTCAGGTATTCATCGGCAACGACCTGGTGCTCACCGGTTTTGTCGATGCCACACCCATCCAGTACGGTGGCCATTCGCTCAGCGTCACCGTGAAAGGCAGAAGCAAGACCTGTGATCTGGTGGACTGCTGCCCGCCAGATTCAGGCGGTTCGCCTCCGACATCGGGCAATGGCCTGTGGGCCGATGTGAAAGGCAAGGACGGCAAGACGGGCAAGGTCATCAAACCCGCTGCAGCCGTTGCGGGCAGTGGTGCCAACGTCTGGCGTAACGCCAGGCTGGAGACCATCGCCGCTGCGCTTGCCGCGCCCTATGGCGTGCGCGTGCTATCCGAAATCGATACAGGTTCGCCCATCGCGGAGCATCACGTCCAGGTTGGAGAAACGGTGTTTGAGAGCATCGACCGGCTGATGCGCTTGCGCCATGTGCTCTCCACCGACAATGAAAAAGGCGACCTCGTATTCATCGACGTGGGCAGCGCCGGCAATGCCAGCACCGCGCTGGTATTGGGCCAGAACATTCGAGAAGGCGCCTGCGAGCTCGACTTCAAGGCGGTGATGTCGCGCTACGTCGTCAAGGGGCAGCGCGCAGGTAACGATAGCGATTTCGGTGTCGATGCCAATGAAGCCGAGGGGGATGACGAGAGCGAAGCCGAATTCGAGGGCGGCATCACGGACACCGGTGCGCCGGTTACCGCGAGCCTGTTGGATGCAAGGTCCAAGCGCTTTCGGGTGCTTGTACTAAAGCAGGCCGGTCATGTGGACTCGGGCACCTGCGAGGACCGCGCCCTGTATGAGCGCGCGCACCGGTCGGCCAAGGCGCTTGAGACCACCTACACGGTGGCGGGTTGGCGCCAGCTTGATGGCAGCCTGTGGTTACCCAACTTGCTGGTGCGCGTCACGGACAGCCTGATCGGGCTGGATCAAACCATGGTCATCGCCGAAGTGCATTACCAACTCGACGCCGGTGGCTTGCGCACCCAACTGCGTGTCGGCCCGCCGGACGGCTATCGATCCAAGGCAGCCAAACCGGTCAAGGGCAAAGTCAAAAAAGGCGGCGCCGATACCTGGGGTGATGTGAGATGAGCGTGCAATGACAGATTTCGCAAAACTGGTCGCCCCTTATGCCCGACGGCTGTCCAACATGATCGCGCGCGGCACCGTCACGCTGGTCGATGCCGCGACCAAAATGCAATCGCTGCAGCTGCGCCTGTTGGCTGGTGAGTCCAAGGACAAGGTCGAGCACTTCGAGCCTTATGGCTTTACCAGCCAACCCAACCCCGGCGCGGAGTGCCTGGCGCTGTTTCTCGATGGCGACCGATCGCATGGTGTCGTCGTGTGCGTTGCCGATCGACGCTATCGCGTGAAAGGATTGACGACTGGCGAAGTGATCTTGCATGACGACCAGGGTCAATCGGTCTATCTCATGCGTGACGGGATCAGGCTGACCGACAAGGCCGGTTCGACTGTGCAAATGAATGGGGATGGCAGCGGTGAAATGACTTTCGCCGCAGGCCTGACCATCAATGCCAACTCAAAAATAGTCGGCACTCTGGAAGTGACGCAGAACATGACCTGCGACCAGACCATCACGGCCGCCCATGATGTTGCCGACCAGGGTGGGGCCAAGACCATGGCCGGCATGCGTGCGACCTACAACGGCCATACCCACAGCGGCACCGACAGCCACGGCGACGGTTTCACCACGGCCATGCCGAACCAACAGGAATAAATCATGCGCGACACGATGCCGCTGACCGTCACCGTTGACGGTCGGATGACTCCGCTCGGCCTTTTGCAGGACATCGACAACGACAAAGCCGATCCCTTGGTACGGGCCGTCATTGTCAGTCTCTTCACCTGGCGACGCGCCAATGCGGACGATGCCTTGCCCAATGGCTCGGGTTCCCGGATGGGTTGGTGGGGTGACTCGTACCCGCCGGCAGCGAACGACCGCATCGGCTCCCGGCTTTGGCTGCTGTCACGCGCCAAGCTCACCGACACCACGGCTCAAAAGGCCAAGGACTATGCCCGGGAAGCCTTGCAGTGGCTGCTCGACGACGGCGTGGCAGCACGGGTTGATGTCTCCGCTGAGCGCCAAGGCTTGTCGACCCTGGCGCTTGGCTGCACTTTTTACAACGCGGATGGCAGTGCCCTGGCCGTCATCCGGCTCCAGAACCTCTGGAGTTTCTTGAATGTGGTTTAGATATGTTTAATCGACCGTCCCTCGCGGATCTGATCAACCGCACCACGAATGATGTTTTTCAGCGGCTACAACTGGACAACGTGCTGCGCCGCGCCGACGCTCAAGTTTATGCACGTGTGCTCGCTGGTGTCGCACATGGCCTGTACGGCTTCATCGAATGGATCAGTCGCCAGATCATCATTGACACCGCCGAAGCCGAGTTTCTGGAGCGCTGGGCATCGGTCTGGGGTGTGCAGCGACTGGTCGCCACACCTGCTACGGGCAGCATTGTTTTCACAGTGACGCCCGGTGCGGCCGACATCCCGGCTGGCACCCTGGTACAGACGTTGGACGGCACGCAGTTTCAAACTACGGCAGACATCACGGTCTCTGGAAATCTCGCCACAGCGTCCGTTGCCGCCGTCAATCCTGCCGCTGCAGGCAACGGCTACGCCAACCAAACCGTCAATCTGGTCACACCCATTCTCGGCGTGCAGACAGCCGCCACGCTCGGGCCGCTCTCGGGTGGCAGCGATCTCGAATCAGACGACAGCCTGCGTGCGCGCTTGCTCAATCGCATTCAACAGCCGCCCCAGGGTGGAGATGCCAATGACTACGTGCAATGGACCTTGGCAGCCCCGGGCGGTGGAGCCACCAGGGCATGGTGTGTGCCGGAACAATTCGGTCAGGGCACCGTCGGCGTTGCCTTTGTGTGCGACGGCAACGGCAACGGCGCCGCAATCCTGCCGACCGCAGCACAGATTGCGGCAATAGCGAATTTCATCGATGGCCTACGTCCGGTGACGGCCCATGTGACTGTCTACGCGCCTGTCGCAGTGCCAGTCAACTTCACGGTTGAGGGCTTGAGCCCCGACACCCTGGCCGAACAAAGAGCGGTCACGGCTGAACTGGCAGATCTGCTCGCACGTGAGGGGCAGCCCGGTGGCACGATCTTGCTCTCGCATATGCGCTCGGCCATCTCGGCGGCTGCTGGCGAGTGGGACTATGTCCTGATAACGCCTGCTGCCAACATCGTCATGTCCGCCGGCCAGATCCCGGTCATGGGGAGCGTGACGTGGCTGTAAGTACAGCGCTGGCAAACCAGGTTAGCAAGCCGCTGGCGGCGACCGACTATCAGACGTTGTTGCAGCAGTTGCTGCCCTACGGGCCTGCATGGACGGATGACCCTGATGCGGGCATTACCCGTTTGTTTACGGGGCTTGCGCTGGAACTGGCGCGGCTGGATACGCGCGCATGGCAACTCATCGAGGAGGCCGATCCGCGCACGACATCTGAACTGTTCGCCGACTGGGAGCGCGTCGCGGGCTTACCAGATCCGTGTGTGATTGCGCTTGGCGGCCAACAGATGCAGCCGCAACTGCAAGCCGCGCTGGTTTCCAAACTCGTGCAGGTTGGCGGTCAGTCACGTGCCTATTTCATCGCCGTGGCGCGGGCGATGGGTTTTGCCATCGCGATCACTGAGGGTTGGAAAGAAGTCGACACCGTCATCTCGCCGGTGAACAACCCGCTGGCCAATAGCGGCTGGATTTACGCATGGACGATCACCACGCCCGTGGGGGACACGAAAACCACGCTCACCGTCAACGGTCGCGTATCCGATCCGCTGGCTGCCTGGGGCAACACCTTGCTTGAGTGCGTCATGCGACGCATCAAGCCCGCGCACACCACCTTGCTGTTTAGCTATACGTGAACGAACTGTAGGAGATTTCATGGACAACCGAGTATGGGAAGCCAACGCTGCCCAAACGCCACCTGCCGTGCCAAGCAATCCGTCCATTGGTTACCCGACCGATGGCAACCCGGCGACCAATACACCGGCCACCACACCCGGGGATTACTGGTTCTTTCAGATCAGCGAAGAGATTCGCAACGCCATTGTCGCGGGCGGCCTAGCGCCGGATCGCAACAGCCTAAACCAGCTCACGCTGGCCGTAGAGGCATTGATTCGCGCTGCGATTGCCGCAGAGCTGCCGACCATTCAGAACATGGTCAACGTGGCGATTGCGTCTGCGCTGGCGGCCTACCAACCACCAGCACCGGCACCGGCACCGACGCCGGCTCCGACCCCAACACCGGTGCCACCACCGCCACCACCACCCGTGCCGGTTCCTCCACCACCGCCGCCACCTGTGCCGGTACCGCCGCCTCCGCCACCACCACCTCCGCCGGTTCCTCCACCTCCACCCCCGCCTCCACCTCCACCCCCGCCAACCGGTGGTTGATCAAAGGAGTCATTCATGTATGTACAAATGGCCGGGCTGGCTTTCATGCCGACCGGCGTCATCGTTTATGTCATCAACTACGTCGATCTCGACCGGCAGCATCTTGCTCGCGAACTCGACGAGCGCTACGAGCCGTTCCATTACTGGGGCGAAGTGCCCGACGATTTCAACTACCGCAAGCCCTATCGGTATCGATTGCGTGACGGGGTGGTGGAAGCAGCGGCGCCGGATGCGGAGGACTACCGCTTCCACTACCGGCGACTTCTATTGATGGACCGCGTGCATGCGGCCTTGCGTGCTCAGCGCGCGGCCCATGCTCCGGGCGCATTGCCGCTTCAGGATCGCTTGCTCGACCTGGCCTATGTCGAATGTCAGCGCCTGGAAACGAGCAAGGCTTCAGAAGCACTTCCGCTGCTGAACGCACTGGCGCAGGCCTCGAACACGACACTTGCCGCCGCAGCAGATCGCGTGCGCATCGAGTTCGCAGACCGGCAGGATGCACTGGTGCAATCCGAGGTGCGGCGGCTCCAGGCACTCGCGCAGGTAAGCGCCACGCGCGATCACCACGACCTCGATTCACTGTTCGTGAGGTATGGCTGCCATGACTGAACTGCCGACTCAATTGCTGGTGGCACGCAATCTGGTGGCGGGCCATTCACTGGCCAGTGGACTGCGTCAGGTCCTTGGGGGCGTTGTCACCACTTCGCGGCTGGCCATCAAACCTGATTTGCTGCGCTTTGCTGCTTGCTGTCCCATGCCAAATCCGGCGAGCCTGGCTGGCAGACAAGATGTTTCCTTCGCTGACTGCTGTGATGCCCGCGCGCAGGAACTGCTCGCCGCCAATCCCCACTTGCACATCATGTGGTCGGGCGGAATCGATTCGACCGTGACGCTGGTCGCCTTGCTCAAGGCACTTCCTGTCCATGAGCATGACCGGCTGACCGTGTTTCTCTCCAGTCACAGCATCATGGAGAACCCAGCCTTTTATCACACGCAGATTGCCGGCAAGCTGACGGTGCAGCGCACTGTCGGCAAGGCTGGGTTGTTTGACGAGGTGGTGCTTACCGGCGAATTGGGTGACCAGCTGTTTGGCTCCGACCTGATGCTCGAATGCACCCGGCGATTGGGATTCGACAGTCTTTCGCGCCCATACGGTGAGGTCTTGCCGAATTTGTTCGCCAGCCTCTCGGGCGATGCGCAGATGGGCGAGAGCATCTATCGCCACTATGCGCCGATTGCGACGCAAGCGCCGTACCCGTTGGCGAGCACCCAGGATTTTCTGTGGTGGTGGAATTTCTCGCAGAAGTGGCAGCACGTGAAGTTTCGTCATCTGCTCTATGAGCAGCGCGCCGACTACCGATCGCTGATCGGCCGGGTCCAGCACTTCTTCGACAGCGAGGCGTTCCAGTGCTGGAGCATTACGCATCCCGCCGAAAAAATGGGGGATCGGATCGATACCTACAAGATGCCGGCAAAACGCTACATCGTCGATTTCACCGGCGACGCCGGGTATCTGACCAAGCTGAAGATCGGCTCGCTATGCCGGGTCTTCAAGTACCCGCCGGTGGCAGCCATCACGGCAGATGGTTTGCCGGTAGATCAGGCCGGACTGCAAGCGTTTGTGCTCGGTTCTCCCTGAGCACTCACCGAATTCTGTTTTGACTTGCGGCCTGTGCCGCATCCCTGTGTTTAACCAACCATTCCATGAGAGGAAGATCCCATGTCGTTTACCGTAACCAAAACTTCGACCCGCGCATCGAACAGTCAGGCCGTTTTCAAAGACAGCGCTGACATCGATCCGGATGTCGCCACATCGATCGCCAACATCGACCACGCTTTGCGCACCAACCCTGCGGTGCAATCGCGATCGGTCGCGATGTCTCCCGATGGGCTCACCAAAACGACGACAACCGTTTGGGAGAGTCAGTCGGCCTACAACGAATTCAAGGCTACCAACAGCAGCGATCTGGCCAAGCTCGCCAGTGCCGCATCGACCTACAACAAGGCCAACGGCATCGTCGTCGCGACAACCACTTCGGGAGCCTGATCATGAAAACTGGCATGTATATCGATGCCCGTCATGGGATGTATCCATCGCAGGCCTGGCTCTTGTCGAGAAACGAAACGGCACACATCACCGTACCGCCGTTTTCGACGCTGTACGGGTTTGTGGTGTCGGCCGATGCAGAGCAGGCAGCGCACATCATTGCAGGGCCGCATGGGACTGCCCCGTCCAAACGCCTGCGTTCGGTCGGCCCAGGTCAGTATTTCTGCCATGCGACCGATGACGAGCCGGCAACGCTGACGATTGACGACGATGCAGAGGCACAGGTCTTTGCCGTGATCCGTCATGGCTTTCGCGGACAAGGATTGGTGGGTGGGCCAATTGAGGCATCAGGGCGGCTGTGCTACATCGACAACTGTTCGGATTCACTCCTGGTCTATCCGCCGCGTCGTGGCGACCCCAGCCTGAACCACCTGTCGTTTCCGGCGGATGTGCGCCAGTCATTTCACATTCACCCTTCGATCCGGTTGGGGGTGGTGGCGCGCGGCACGGGGGTCGCCTGCTTTGCCGACCGGGAAATTCCGCTGACCGCTGGCACGCTGTTTTGTATTGAGGAACGGGAGCTGCATCGCTTCCGCACCGAAGATGAACGGCTCGACGTGATCGCCTTCCATCCGGATGGTGACTGGGGGCCGACTGACCAGGATCACCCGATGCTCAATCGCACGTATCTTGCGGCGGTGCGCCATGAGTGATTCCGGCACGATCCAGCTGAACTATCCGCCTGCACAGGTTTTGGCCGGCGGCCGGCGCTGTCAGGTACTGGCCGCTATCAAGCAGCCAAATGTGGTTGTACTGGACCAGTTTCTGGATGCCGCCGCGTGCCAAGCACTGATTGATCTTGCTCGGCCGCGCATGAAGCGGTCCTCCGTAGTCCACCACCTTGATGGCATACGGGTCGATGACTCGCGCACCAGTTCCGGTTGCCATTTTCAGCGTGCGGAATTTACCGAGGTGGCCGATATCGAGCAGCGCATTGCTGACCTCACCGGCATACCGGTTGAAAACGGCGAAGGCCTGCAGGTGTTGAACTATCAGCCAGGCCAGCACTACGTTCCGCACTGGGACTACTTCCCGCCGGAGAGCTCGCCCTCTGCCGACATCGTTCGACCAGAGAAGGGCGGACAGCGCATCGCCACCTTCCTGATTTACCTGAACACCGTGCCTATGGGCGGCGAAACGGAGTTTCCAAACGCCGGCGTCAAGGTGGCCGCTGTCCAGGGGAATGCCTGTTTCTTCTCCTACTGCGATGCAGAAGGCCGACTCGATCCACGCACCCTGCACAGCGGTAACGCGGTGATTGAGGGTGACAAGTGGATCGCAGTCAAGTGGTTGCGCGAAGGTCGCGTGCCCGCGTAATTCCCGCCGCCAGCTCTGGCGGTATCCCCAATTTGAATGAAAGGAGTCAGGCATGTCTGATGTCTGTGAATGCGGCCGTCCCATTGAATCTCATGTTGAACGGCAGGGCGACCTGCTGTCCGAAAACGATCGCCAGGCGCTTGCCGCTGCTTTGTGCGATGCCTTTGAAAAATCCGCGCCGGTGCTCAGTCAAGCCTTGTCTGACGCACTGCAAGCGCAATTCGAACGCTTGATCGGCCGGGGCGTCGTGTCCTGGCTCAAACGCATCCTGCTCGCCGGCATTCTGATGCTGGCTGGTTACACCTACACAAAAACCGGAGGTCTGAAATGAACATCACCATCACCCGAAAACAATCGACGACCAGCGGCACGCCTGGCGATCTGGTCGTTACCAATTCCGCTGGCGACACCTTTGCCTGCGCAACGCTGGAGTTGCCGTGGCAGGACAACACGCCTGGCATCTCCTGCATCATTGATGACAGCTACAGCGCGTCGATTTGGCATTCCGATCATCTCGACTGCGATGTGCTGCGTCTGCAAGACAAGCATGGCCGCCAGAACTGTCTGATCCACTGCGGAAATTTTGCGGGGGACGTGTCGCAGGGCATGGAAACCCAAGTGCATGGATGCACGTTGGTTGGCAGCCGCTACGGAGCGTTGGCGAATGACGACGGGAGCGCGCAAATGGCCATTCTCAACAGCCGCGCGACCCTGGAGCAACTGATCGAATTCGTCGGCACTGGCGAGCATAACGTTGACTATCACTGGGCGCAGGGCTGCGAGCCAATCGCCTGCAAAGCATGAAGGAAATCACCATGGATATCTCTGGAATTGGCACGGCGGCGGAAGCTGCCAAAGGAATCATCGGCATGTTCTTCCCCGACAAAACAGAGGAGGACAAGGCCAAACTCGCGGCATCGCTTGCGCTACTGCAAACGCAAACTGATATCGACAAGGCCGAAGCACAAAGCACTGACCCGCTGCAGCATTGGCGCGGCGGTCTGGGCTGGGTGTGCGTCGCCGGGTACGCATGGAACTTTGTGGGTGGGCCGCTGACGAATGCGGTAGCAGCCTCGCTCGGTCATCCACTTAATCTGCCGTCGCTCGATATCGGGCCGCTTGCCACGCTCACGCTGGGCATGTTGGGCCTTGGGGGGCTACATGTCGCAGAGCGGGTGAACGGGGCCGCGTGAATGTCGACGTGAACTCAACGTGACGTTAGACGCCAATCCTGACGTTATAGCCAAGTGCACGCAGTCCTTTGCTGGTGCGCATGTTGCGTGGTGGGAACTCGTCGGGACGAGCCCAACCGACAACCTCCCCAAGGCTGCTCAGGCCGATGTGGGGGATTGCCCACTGGTCGCTGCGGATCGCGTTCCATAGTCGGGCTGCAACGCTTCCGTTGCCCCACACGACATAATTCAACAGGTCGAGCACCGTCTTGCCCTCGCGAGACCTCTGCTGCCAGAGCCATTCGCCGAATTTCTGAACCTTGTCGTCGCCTGCTTGCGGGCTGTCGGGTAGACCAAGATGCTCATTTTCTTGCTTGACGGCATGGTCGCGGATCGCATGAACGCGTGAAATGGCATCGATGAACTCATCCTCGCTCAGCTTCAGAATTCGATCACGTGCAAGAAGTTCGTGCAGTCGTGGAGACCATTCATAGATCGTGCGTTCCTCGAACGAGTGGTCGAAATCGGCGTCATGCCACCACTCCAAGGCCTCGCGAAGCGCCAACTCGGGATTCTTCGAATTCCTGGCGAAGAATTCCTCGTAGGGGTGGCGGTTTCCATCTTTGACCTGCTTGTAGTAATAGGCATGCAGGAACTGGTCGGCCTGTACTCCTGCGGCGACTGATCCGTCGATCCAGCCTGGCTTTACACCAGGAGCAGAGACTCGGGCCGCAATGGAACGCATCACCTGCAGCGTGTCGTTCCAGTCCTGTTCAAACTTGTGGAAACGCTTTTCGGTTGACCGCTTGGTGTCGACGAACACCAAGCCCTGGTTCTTCGGCAGAAGTCGGTCCTTGTCAAATTGCTGCTCAAGTCCATAGTCGCGTTTCGCAAGGTCTGAGCGGCGATCAGCAAGACGTAGCTGCTCTTGGTAGATTTCCTTGGTCAGCGGCCGCGCGCGGTCATCCACTTCTTCGAAGAAGTGCAGAAGCTCCCGCTCCATGCCGGTCTCGACAAGCTCGTCATGCGACAAAAATGTTCCGGCCTCGATGTTCGAGATCCAGGCACGGTCAGATAGGTTGGCCGAACCGATGTACGCGCCCGCATCCACCCACCAGATGACCTTGGCATGCAGGATGTCGGGCACCAACTTGCAGTCAAAGTTCGGGCTGGCCTTATCCAGGAACCACTTCAAAACTTCAGGATCGACGGCAACCGTATGGTCATAGCGACCAAAAAATTCCAGCGGCTTCAGATGCCGCGCACAGGCATCGAACAACTGCATATTGTCGCGGTGCGCGTAGGCCACTGCCGCACGAACGCGCGTACAAGATTCAATAACCTCGCCGAGCAGGTTTTGTAGTAGTTTCTTGTTGAGTGGGCCTGCAATAAATCTCATTTGCGCTCGTCTAAATAATTGATGTCAGCCATCAAGCTAATTTGGTCACATCGACAAGCTTGTACATGCTCACCAACTCATCTTGGATGGCACGCATGATTGCTCGAACGTCGCTCCACTGAGAAATCATGTTGCTTAGTTTCGGATACGCTTTTTGTCGCTCAAAAGGGGGCAGCGTCTTGTCGCTAGTGTTCTCCCACCAGAAGCGATAGTCGGCTTGCCATGTCTCAAGAAATGGCCGAAGCACATCACGCATTGCGCGATGAATCAACGCGCCAAGGTGGTTCTCGATACCGGCACCGGTGCGAATGCCGAGGAGTTTTCTCGGCTTCACATAGGTTGAGCAGACAGGAAACTGGCGCATGATTTTTCGCGCCTCTCCGAAAAACGTGTGCAACGATGTAAGGCTTTCGGCATAGACCTCCCCTGAGAAATCCGTGCAGTCTCGATCTTTGGATTTTCCGGTAACAGCGATTCTCGTCGCCAGTTCGGTATACAGTTCCCATGCGCACTGTCGGTCACTTTCCTCAAAGTCGGCTCCCAGCTTGAGAAACCCAATATCTATCGAAAAGATGCCTTTTTTCATTACTGCCATATCTATCTCCTATCCGTTGCGTTGACGCAGCGGCCGTGAGTTGTCGATCTGCCACTGCGGCTTTGCGATAGCGGTGTCGATCAATTGGGTCAATCCTTGAGTCGTAAGCCCATTCCAGTGCGACCAGACCGCGTACCCGCTCTTGTGGTTATCAAGAAAGCGGTCGGGCACAACAATCTCCCCGCCCGGATTTTTGGCATGTGAGGGCAGCACGATACCAATGAGCCCATGACATTTCTCCAAGGTCGCCTTGATTTCCCAGTCGAGGTACTTGCGCTCATGACTCTGTGCGCCGATCAGAACAATAGTGCACGAGGTGCCGTTGATATGCCGCTCTCGAATCTGCCGCATCACATACTCGGTGTCGTCACTCTGGATAAGGCGCTCCAAAGAGTTATCTCGAATTGCTTCATACTGGTCGTGGAAAAAACGGGAAAACTCGTCGTAATAAACCTGATCGTTACCGTGGTGATAACTGACGAACACCTTCCGCCGTGTTGGTTTCATCAGCGCAGCCAAAAGGCCGTTCATATTCTGATCGACGTAAAAACCACTCATGTCATTTCCCGAAGGCAACCAATCCAGCGAACATCAATCCAAGAATGAGCAGGCCTTTCTGCTTCTCGGTCTTGATGGCCTCCGCTACACGCCCAATGGCAACCATTGCCTCTTCCTGCCCGCTACCAACCAGATTCACAGCCTGGTATTGCTTCATCCATCCCGGCAGTGAATCAGGCGGCTGATCCCAGATGATCGGCACCAGTTTTTTGTTGCCAGCGACCGCAGCCCCCATTTCCTGCATCACCCACGGCGAGGCACAAGCAGCACGGCTAGTGTAGTGTTCTATTCTTAATGGAACTTATATGAATTAGGTAACTCCAATACTGTATTGCAATACAGCGTGGAGAGGCGTGAGTGCGAATTGCCACAGAGATTGTGTTGAACGACGACGAGCG